TAATGTAGCCATATTCTCCGTTAGAATTCACGCCGAATCTAAAAGGAACATTATCTGAGGCAATTAACTTGCCATTTACCTCAGCAAAACCTGCATCAATTCTCTCTTCCAGATTATTCATTGTGTCTGCATCAAAAGCATCACCTTCCTCGGATACTGTTCCCTCGTTTCTGGTAACTGTAACGATTTCTGAGGATCCATCCTCTTTCATCAGCGTTCTCCTGGTCGGGAATTCCGTGGTCCTGTTTTTCCATATCTTTTTAACCCAATTTGTAATCTCTGCCATAATCTGTCCTCCTATAAAAGTAATCCGATTGTGTCTCCGGCATATATCTCATTGCCGGCATAGTAACTAAATTGTGCGCTTACAACCTCATACACATCATTTAAGATCTGTTCGATTGCATTGTATGCCTGCCATGTGTTATACGGCAGTGCCGGTACCTGCGGTGTATCTGCATGTACACAATATGCTTCTCTTATTGCTGTTACGTTTGATGATAGATTGCCAAAATAGCTTGCTGTCGGTAGCGCAGGTACATTATTAACATAACTGGTTCCATCCAGTTCCAGCACATCTAATAGTATCTGTATATCGTTTTCAATTCGTAACAGATCAGATGTGTTCAAGCACCCTTTCAAACCTGCCAGATATTCTTTCTGTTCTTCTGGTGTCAGATTAGTCCATCCAGTTTCTCGCAATCTCTGTGCATACTCTACATCCGCCTGTGTCCTGTCCGTCACCGGAGTTATCCACTCATATGGGTAACTATATGCTGATGCATTACTGGTGTACTTTGCTCGCGCCTTTCTTTTTTGTGTCCTTTTGTGGTAATAAGGATTTATAGGCCTCAGGTCCATCAGATCAGCCCCCTCTCGCCTGCATAAATTTCTCCTGTGTATGCCGGATCCGTCACCACAGTGCTATATCCTCGACACTTGGCTACCGCTATGTATCCTCCAGCGAGATCAACATTCTGGCTCTCAATCAGTGTCGTGGATGTACTGCCATTCATAGATTCAATATTTACCCAATTTCCTACCTGTTCTTGTTGTTCCAGGTACTTCATGTCCACCTTTTTCCTTAGCGCATAATAGCTCAATAAGCTATCTGCTATAGCAGGCAGTTTCTCCGCATTATGCAGCGTACAGTCCGTAAATTTCTTCAGGCTTTCCGTTTCCCCAGCTTCCAACAGTGGTACATTTTTCTGATAGGTAAACGCTGTGTTTGCATATTTCCGTCCGGAGATCACGCACTCACCTGCTGCCTCCATATGGATTATCAGATAATTTGTCTTTACCATCCGGATGGTTCCTGCTGTAGCTGTAATGCTCTCCGGCTTATACGGTTCCGAAAATGTTATCCTGGTATCTCCCGCCTGCAGGCTGCCTTTATAAATGTCCGTGGTTTTATCTTCAATTGCATAGCTTTTGCACTCGATAGATACTCCTGAGACATATTTGTCCAGTGATACCTTGGTATGCCCATTTAGTTTGCGGTTGGTTCCAACCGTGGATGACACATAACGGTCTGGTTTATATACCTTAATGGTATCGCTCCGGCTGTCATCTGCCACTGCCCCGCAGGCAAAGCATATCCTCTGCAATGCTTTCCGGCACGTCTGTATCCCTAAATAACCAGTCAGCGGTATCTCTGCCACATCATCGTCTATGCTATACTTCGTAATCCCTGCTGCCGCAAATACCGCCTGCAGGATGTTTCCCGCCAGCTCATTTATGTATATCCGTCCATCATAAAAGGTGTATTTATCCATCAGGCCTACACCGTCGATGAGTTTAAATGTTGCCACATTTTTTGCAAAAGAAAAATCATCCACATAAAATGCCCCGATAGGAATCCATTCTCCGCCGCGGTACTCCGTGAGGTTTACTTCTTGTGTCTTCTGGATGGACTTCCATGCTCCCTCTTCGTTACCGATGTCAAAATCATTATTCACATCTACGATAGACAAATCTGCCTTATTGATAGGTATCGTAGCAGAAGTAACATCTATATCCTCCTGCACCTTCCCTGTCTTGATCATATCCTTATCCCATACGATATATTTGCCATAAAGAATATACTGCAGTTTAACATATCGCTTCGGATATGCAGTCCGAATAAACTCTATCTCGATTCTGCCGTAATTCTGTACCGGATTGTTACATACATAAACCAGGCTATCCGGATAGAATGTCTTACTGATCAGTTTTGTGCCGGAAAGTGTATACCAGATAACCAACAGTTCTGCCGGAGGCACATCTATAAAATACAGCGTGATCGCCGCCGATGTATGCTGTGCAGTAAACTGGAGCCGCAATTTAGGATTGCTCTCGAACATGCAGTCATCCCCGGATTCTTCACTCCAGAATGCAATGTCTTCCGGCGCATCCGGCAGGATGCTTTTCTCCCCGGACAGCACAAACTGATTTAACTCTGTTGTTCCATAGTCTTCCTGCAGATGCTCTGCTTCAAACAGTTCGATATTTCCTATGGACTGGTTATCATCCGTAGAAGGAGACGCATCTGACAGTGCCGTGACGTCTATAAATTTCATTTCTGCCTTGCAATATGTCCTCATGTCTCCCCCCTACGGTGTCTTATATGGCTTCTTTGAGGTCATCCGCCAAGATAATCCTTTATACTGTGCCCCAGTCTCCAACACCTTTTCCACCTCATCCTGAATGCTGGAAAAATATCCGCAAAAATCGAATTGCTTACTGGCATCCGGAAGAGTAACATGATGGAATCTATTCTCACAATCTGTAATGTGCTCAATCAAAGCATCATACAGTTCCAGATCCTCAATCGTACCAATGGATATCCTATAATTCTTGTACAGTCCGATGGTCTCAATATGCGTATCTCCATCTTCTGTTCTCTCTGCAAAATTTTCCAAAAAGTCCAATGTCCTCTTGATAGATATTAAAGGGATGTTATATGTAATTCCATCTATGATCAGACCCTGCGTATATTTCCTTTCCATATTTCATCCCTTCCTATCCTTCTGCGATTCCTAACCGTACTTCTTCGTTCTGCAGGTATGGTAAAAATAGTCTGCCGCATGTCTCTCCGTCCAGGATCAAGGATGCATCTACTGTGCCTCCACTCGTCGGCATGCGATCCGCAATCTTATCAGCAAGTGCATCCATCCAGCCAGTATTCTTTTCCAAAGGCAATACTGCTTCGCGTCCAGCTTCTCCAATCTCCGCCAGTGTAGCCCCCGTGGTAATTCCTCCGTTAGCCAGTCTGGGCAATGTAACACGAGGCACCTCCGGAATATTAAAACCTCCGAATGATTTTCCACCAAGACCAGGTATCCAATCAGGTACATCAAACTTGATCCTATTGATCGACTGCACCATTCTGTTAATTGCATCTACCAAGCCATTTGCCATTGTTTCTGCTATGGACAGAATTCCATTAACTATATCCTTAAAGATCTGCTTTGCATCTTCCCAGAGTTTTTTCCAGTCTCCACGAATCAGATCTCCCAGAATTGCGAATACTCCTTTGATCACTTTAATCATTGTCGTAATTACATCTGCTATGATATCAACTGCCAATTTGACCTGTTTCCCAAGATCCTCCAAAATCGGTTGTAACATCGGAAGCACATTTTCTATAATCCACTGCAAAGGAGCCTTCAGATAATTGTCCCAAAACAGCTGTATATATTCTATCAGTACTCCCAGTAGCTCCATAAATGCGTCAATCATCGGCTTAAGGTGACTCTGATAGGTGTCATCAAACATCGTCGCCCATTCTGCCAATACAGGTTGCATATTGTTATTCCAAAATTCCAAAAATGCTCCCAGCAAATCCGATACTCCATCTGTAAAGTTGCTAACAAATGGTGATATGTAATTACTATAGAGTGCATTGAATCCGCTTCCAACCTGCCCGACGATATCTGATACGGTCCCGGAGAATACTGCCAACACTTCTATGATACCTTGTACTGCCGTTGCAATATCATCCTGGTTATTTACAAACGGATCCAACAGCAGGTGTAAAATATCATCTGCAAACTGTGCTGCGATAGCAGATACCGATAAAAAGACATCCGAGAACATCTGGATCAGATTTGCGGTCAGCTGTTGTCCGGAATCACTTCCAAACGCTGAAAAAATCAGTGCGAATGCTGCTGCCGCAGATGCAGCCAATAACAAAATATCTGCTCCGATATCAAACATCTGCGTGAGATGCTTCTTGATATCGTCTTTGTTGTCATCCAGGTACTTCTTAATTCCCCCGGTAAGGTTCTGCGCGATGGTCGCACCTATGCTGACAAAGGATGCCGCAATTGTCCCCAGGCTGGTGACGAATGTAACAGCAAAATTCCCTGCCGCATTCTTCACAGAATCCGCACTGAAGATATCTATAAAGCTGTCCTTTATGGATGCCAGGTTGCTACGAATATTCTGAACCTGTCCATCAATTCCAAGCTTTTCAAAGGCTTTCTTCCAGCCTACCGAAAACTCTTCTTTGATCTGCTTTGCAAGATCTTTGACTTTTCCAAGTTTGGAAGCCATCTTATCGCTGACCTGTACTTCTTCGTACATACCAGCGGTACTGCTGCCGCTTCCCCCGGAATCGTTTTTCTGTAATACATTCAGGTCATCGAAAGCTGCCAGTGCTCCTGCTGCCTTTTTGGCAACACCGGATGTCTTTTCCAAGGATTTTGCATAATCGACCTGCTGCTGTTTCGCTCTGGTCCATGTACTCTGTCCACTGAGCAGAGCAATAAACTGATTCATGGTGTTGATTGCTTTTGTCAGCCAGTCACACAGCCTTGCCAGCGCCGGTGTCACCATCGATACGATAGGTGCCGCAAGCGTTCCTAGCGCCGCATTCAGAGTGGCGATAGAACTTTTCAAGGAGGACATTCTCTCGTTGAAACTCCCGGAATACTTTGCCATGTTCTGGATGCCTGTCTTAAAAGATTCCACCATTGCATTAAATGCTTTTGTAATCCAGTTGAAAATCAACAGAGAAAGTGCAATCCCCTTTAGACGACTGAGCAGCGTAGACATAAGTCCCGCAGATTTCTTAGCTGACTTTCCGACTTTCTCAATCTGCTTTGCTCCGGATCCTACCTTTTTCTGCTTATCAATATTCCAGAGCAACCCGCAGAACTTCCACCAGTGCATATCCTCTGTTGCGAGATCAATCCCGTAGATTGCCCGGAAGTCTGCGTAAATGCGCCATTGGTCAATGTCGTAATCTATCAGACGGCGCTTTTCCTCACTGGTCCCATGCCCGTCATGGTGCCAGCCGTTCATGAACCACTGAATGCATTCGTTCGCACTATTCCCCTGTGGCATAGGTCGTTCTGACTGCGTTTCCATATCATAAAACATAAGTCCAAGGATAACCGCCACTCGGTCATACTCCGTAAGATCAGGATCATATTGTGCCAATGATATCTGAATTCCTATGCGGTAATCACAGTTAACGTGGTATACATCTCCGGTTGATGGATCTTCCCATTCCTCCGGGAGAGGATCGAGCATGACGTTCGTCATTTTCTTCCACTTTTTCTTCCGGTGTTATACCGTTTTTTCACCTGTTCAAATCTGCGGCCAAACAAATTATTCATAACCGGAATGACCTGCTCCACAAACTCAAACAGTGCCGTCTCATCCGGTACGATATCTCCATAGATGTTCTTGATCGTGTCCTCTCCAAACAATTCATCCAGCGCAGCAATAATCTCTTTCAAGTACTTCACGCGGATGCTGTTAATATCCAGTGCCACCTTGATAGCATCACCGGTGTCTCTCGCAGTAAGCTGATCGTCTGTGTGGTTTTCCTTCCACTCTTTCATCTCCACGTCACATCTGGCAGAGATACTGTTGAGCTGGTCAATGATATGCGCAAATCTGTCTGCTGTCTGTGCATCTGCCACGTTGATCCGCAGCACGGTGACTACCTGATCGTCGTCCTCATCTCTGATTGCAATACTTTTATAGCCTGTGCTTAACTTTACCTGTTCCATAATTACCATCCTTTCAGAAATGGGGCAGGACTGAAAGGAACCTGCCCCATTATGCTAATTGTTCATTAACACCTACTTTATTTTACTGCGTATCTACACTGGCTTCCTTCGGTGCCCAGGTGAATGTACCATCCTCGGATATAGTAATAGTACCCTGTTCCACATCCCCATTGCCATTGATCTGTATGGTAGAAGTAAGGTTGTCCCCACCGGCTCCACCTACGCTGGAAGGGCACACTGTTACCGGTACTCTGATACAGTCTCCGGTTTTATTGGTAATGTCCGTCTTGAAGTACCTGTAATAATAGGTATTACACTCTTCTCCAGTCGGAAATTTCTTCAACAGATCGTCAATTGCCTTCTGCATATCATCAGACAGGTAATCTCTCTGTGGAGACATGGATAAAGCATATCCCTTAACAGAGTTGCTGGCACTCTTCATGTTGACATACTGGGTAGACTCTGTATTCGGTCCCCAGTCCTCAGTGATCTCCTTGTATCCGTCACCCATCTCTACAATTTTGGGAGTTTTTCCACCCATGAGAGATCCGATATCCATCAGAGAGACCATGTTGGTTCTATCTTTTGCCATCTCGCTTTTCCTCCTTATTTTTTATAAAAATACCGCAGTTGCATATTCACCGCGTACGTCACTGTATTATCATCCTTTGCCGCTGCAAACACCGGAGATGTTCTCTCGATGGATTCCAGTTGCATCCTGGAATCACTGAACGTGATCCCGCTCTCCTCCAGCCATCCTGCCAGCTGCTCCAGCATCGTCTGATCATCTATGTTTGCCCGGTTGGTATCCGCAGAACATTTGTAAGCTATTAGGCAACATGAAAGAGGTGCGCTTATGACGAAAAACGACCTGATCAACGAAGTTGCCTATGAATTGAACGATTTTTTAAGCAAGGAACAGATTGACCGCATAAAAATCACCTTGTATGTAAAATTACAGGACTTTGAGCTGGCAGAGATCAAACAGCTGCCTATGACTATGGAGCATGACAATGAGTGGTTAATGCAAAGGTATTGCGTAGACGGCGTGGCAGCAGGACTCCATGCCGGAACTATCAGGAGTTATATTGGAATCATAAAGAAATTCTTTGACTTTGTGAACAAGAATTATAAATATGTGACAGCGCAGGATATTACAGATTACCTTGCTATTAGATCCTATCGTGATCACATCAGCCACAATTATAAATCCACAATATACCGGTACTTATGCACATTCTTTTCCTGGGCATTTAAAAAGAGGCATATCCAGGACAATATTGTTGACGGAGTAGATAAGGTTAAGCAGATCAAGAAAAAGAAGGTACGATTGACAGATGAGGAAGTTGAAACTATCCGCTATGCGCTACAAACGCCAAAGGAGAAGGCGTTGTTTGAATTGATGATTTGTACCGGCATGCGTGTAGGTGAAATCTCTTACCTCAATGTGTCAGATATTGATCTGACAAATAAGCAGGTATCAATTTACGCAGAAAAAACGGATACCTACCGCACCGGAATGCTTACGCCGGTAGCGGTCATGGCATTAAGAAATTATATCGGGGACAGACCGGGAACAGATCCGCTGTTTTTGGCAGATCGGGCACCGTATAATCGGATGCGGGAGTATGGCATAGAAAAGCTGGCCAAGGAGATGGCAGTCAGGGGAGGAGTAACCAGGATAACAGCAACCGTGCATGTGTACCGCAAGACATTTGCCAGCGTTTTATACCGCAAGACCGGGGATGTATTGTTGGTGAGTAAGCTGTTAGGTCATGCAAAGCCTGATATGACAGTACAGTATTATTTGATCGACGATATTGAAGAAATGCAGCACAAATACAATAGAGTAGCATGACAAGTTGCACCGGTGCAACCAGGTTGGCATAAGATCATCCGAGGCAGCAGTCATCAGAAAGGAGAGCAATGGATAAAAGACCACAGAACAGGAAAAAAATCCATGAAGTGTGTGTATCTGTGGATGGATACCTGGCAGATCTTCTGGCAGAATCCATTGAATACAACAGATCATATGACAAACTGGAAGCAAAATATGGAGTTATTGCCATAAGCCGTAACTGCTTTTACCGAAAAAGAAGAAAAGCAGAAAGGATATTGAGGCAGCAGGAAAAAGGAGAGGAGTGATCCTCTCTTTTTCGTTACTGTAAAATGGTACAAATTAAAAGAAAAGCTGAATTATAATCATGGTATAGGGATTACCTAGAAAGGGAGTGATCTGTTGGCGGCAAAAAGGAATCCGATAAGTGAAAAGGCATATGAGATGTACATGCAGGGGATGAAACTGGTAGACATTGCTGCCAATCTGCAGGTACCTCCTGGGACTGTCAGAAGGTGGAAAAGTACCTATAACTGGGATGGCGAACGTTCGGCATCAAAAAGCGAACGTTCGGATTGTCAAAAGGGGAAGAAAAAGCAGGAAGCAGATGATGGAACAAAGGACACTTTCCAAAATGATAAACTGACACCGGAACAGCAGTTGTTTTGCGTATATTATGCTAGAACTTTCAATGCAACGCAGAGCTATCTGAAAGCATACGTCAGTAAGGATGGATAGATTCCGCGATATCACTGTTAATGTAGGAGCGAAGGAATTAACCCTGGATATTCTATAGATTTTCTTTCCAAGTTTTATACATCCAACAGATGCAAGTACTAATATTGTCATAGCACCATAATCTATGAGATCTTGGATCTGCTGTTGTGTCACACCTGCTGCCTCCTTCCCTATCCGTATAGTGAATTATATTCACGCATTAAGGCAAAAAAATATCATCTCTTTCTTTTCTGGTAAGGCGAAGCACATTGGTTAATGCCACAATTTCTGAAGCATAAAAATTGCCGGATTTCATCCTGTTATACAATGTCTCTCTCAAAATGCCGGATTTATCAGCTATCGCAGACACAGTCATCCCAGAATCACTTATTTTCTTTTTAAGCAGTTCCACATTTGCCACTTTTTAATCATCTCCTTTTCGTGAACTAAATTCACTATATCACCAGTGTGAATTTGTGTCAACAGTTTTTAATAATTTTGTTGAATTATTTTACACAAAGTGCTATTATAGGCTTACAACAACTTAAGGAAGGAGTGCAGCCATGCTTGCTCTATATAAGAATATTAAAGCTCGACGTTTGGAGTTAAAGATGTCTCAGGATCGTCTCGCAGAACTAACTGGGTATAAGGATAGATCTTCCATAGCCAAAATCGAAAAGGGTGAAGTAGATCTAGCAGAGTCAAAAATCCGTGAGTTTGCAAAGGCATTAAAAATTACTCCGCAAGAACTTATGGGGTGGGATGATCCAGATACCGACATATCCATCGATGAAACGTTTGAAAGAATATGTGAATTCTACAATATTTTAAATCCGGAGGGAAAAGCAGAGGCGTTAAAACGAATATCAGAATTATCTCAGATTTTGCAATATTCCGCTAACCATAAAGCTGTTGCTATTCCAATGGCGATTCCATTCGATACCCTCTTGGCTGCTGCTCGCAATGATCATGCCGATGATCCTGATGAGACAGAAAAGATGCAGACTGATATGAACCTTCTGAAAAGACCTGAAAAAAAGGATGATGTGAATTGACCTATGAGAACTTACTGCAGGAAGCTGCCGATGAAAATGTATATGTAATAGAAGATGCTCCGTTCCAATCCCTGGCAGACGGTCTGATCCGTAATGATGTGATCGGTATCAATCGGACCGTGCGGAGATCCACACAGAGGGCCTGCGTGCTTGCCGAAGAGCTTGGGCATTACCATACTACCGTTGGAGACATTATCGATCAGTCCTCCGATTCCAACCGCAAGCAGGAGCTCCGGGCGCGTCTCTGGAGTTACAACAAACTGATCGGATTACACGGCATCATTTCCTGCCACAAAGCACACTATACTACCTCTTATGAGATGGCTGATTACCTGGGTGTCACAGAGGAGTTTCTGCAGGAAGCTCTGCAGTGCTATCGGAGTAAGTACGGTATCTGCGTGCAATATGATAATTATGTTATCTACTTCGACCCGGTTTCCGTGTTGGAGCTGATATAAATACTAATATGAAAAGGGGAAATTATATGAAAAAGAAAATTTGTACTCTGTTAATTGCAACATCTATCTTTTGTACTGCTTGCGGTGCAGCTCCCGCAGATGTATCTGCTACCAGTGAACCTGCCACAGCCGAAACCGCTACATCAGAATCTATAGATACTATAGCTCCGGAAGATATGACTGCTGCCGTAGAATCTCTAAACGAGACCATTCAGGCTGAAATCGACAGCATCGCAAGCAACTATTCTCCGCAGGAAACCACAAAATCTCTGAAAACCCTGTGCGAGTACCTGGAATCCTCTGATCTTGTCAGTGGTGAACGAATTGAAATGGCCGGAGAAATGATTGGAGCTATCAGTGGTGTGAAATATACCGATTGCAATGTCGAGATCTACGAATATGACACCGATTCCGAGAAATATAAAGATCTGGTATCCACTGGAAAAGTAATGCTTGAAGGTTTCAATGTTGATATCACTCCCTCTGCCATCCATAATCAGTATGTTTTGATTTGTGATGACGCACCTAACAAGGATGCTCTTATCGATGCCTTTAATTCACTAGATTAGTTGCACCGGTGCAACTTACTATAATATTGATATTCACATAGTTTTGCACATGGTTATCCACAGATTTATACACATTTCTATAAAAAACTATTGACACCGATGTTCAAACATGCTATTTTGTATATACATTAAGAATAACCTTTCTTGATGTGCATATAATATACGGAACGTACTCCGGTGTCCTTCGGGCCCGGGGTCTTTTTATTTAGGAGGTATATTCACAATGGCAGATAAGGTTTTTAAAAATTATGAGGAAATGCTGTCTCTTCTTTCCTCTCGTGGTGTTGATCTCAGCACCCCAGATTTAAAAAGTTATGCAAAAAAGAGATTACAGCATGAAGGGTATTACAATTTAATCAATGGTTACAAAACATTGTTTCTTCTTCCAAAAACATCTCCTTCTGATGAAGATGCTTTCAAACCTGGAACAACAGTAAAAGAAATATATTCTTTATACAATTTTGATCGCAAATTACGTGGGGTATTTTTAAAATACATACTAATTGTTGAAACTAATTTGAAAAGCCTTATCTCTTATACTTTTTCTGAGCAGCATGGTAATAAAAATTATTTGATTTATACAAATTTTGACACCACCCAGCGAGACGCTCACAAAAAAATTACAGAACTTTTTGCTGAAATCCAACGCCAGATATCCAGCCGATATTCCGATCCAAGCATAGCACATTACTTACGCACATATGGTTACATACCTTTATGGGTGTTAAATAATATATTAACTCTCGGTACAATAAGTAAATTCTACAGCTTAATGATTCAGTCGGAAAGACAAAGCGTTTCAAAGGTTTTTCATATTTCTGACAGTGAATTAGTTTCATTCCTTTCCTACCTATCAAAAATCAGGAATTTTTGTGCCCACGGGAATCGGCTGTACTGTTATAAAAATAAAAATGGGATTTCGACAGTTAATTTACACTCTCAGCTTTCCTTGCAAACTAATTCGCAAAATCAATATATCCAAGGAAAGACCGATCTGTTTGCAGTAATGATTGTATTAAAATTACTATTACCAAAAAATTTATTTAATGTACTTGCAAAAAATGTAAATCATGAATTAGATAGTCTACGCACTAATTTAGTCATTTTGACAGAACAAGAAATTCTAGATGCAATGGGTTTTCCTACCGATTGGAGGAAAAAATTATTGAGCATCTGATAACAAAAAAATCAGCCCCAGTGCGCCAACACCGGAGCTGATCCGATCTTACCGGGAAATCCCGTATAAAATCACCTTGAACAAGTGCATTTTATCATTTTCCCGGACAGATTGCAATGCAAACATATGTCCGGGCATTTTTATGCCCTAAAAGGAGGATGATACTATATGGCAAAGCGTATGCGGAACCCAAACGGTTACGGAAGCATTGTGAAGCTTTCCGGGAACCGCAGGAATCCCTACATGGTCAAAGTGAATACCCATATGGACGAGCGGTACTATCCTGTGTATGACATCCTCGGTTACTATCCTACCTGGGCTGATGCATCCATTGCGCTGGCCAAGTATAATGATGATCCATATAATGTTTCAATGTCCCGCCTGACATTTGCTCAGCTGTACAAAGACTACTATGATGCAAAATATGTTTACTCTGCAAAAAAATTATCCAAAAGTGCTAAAAATTGCACGAACATGGCTTACCGCTACTGTGAACCATTACATGACCGTGTATATTCTACTTTGCGCAAAATAGATTTTCAGCGAATTTTGGATGAGGGTCGTAGTAAAAAGGGAGAACCTCTTTCTCATTCCGTTCAGGAACATATTCTAAGCCTTATGCGTCAAATGGATGATTACGCTATGAGCAATGATATTATTAAAAAGAGTTATGCCACATATGCAGAAATAAAAGTCGATGACGATGACGAACACGGGGTCCCATTTACTGCCGAGGATCTGCAGTTGCTTTGGACTCACAAAGATGTCCCATTTGTCGATACGATCCTGATCTACTGTTACTCTGGCTGGCGGATCAATGAACTGGCTAAAATGCCATTAGAAAATATCAATCTTGAATCCTGGATCTTCACCGGTGGATTGAAAAATAAGTATAGCAAGAACCGCTGTGTTCCTATCCACTCTGCAATCAGAGATATGGTATCAAAGCGATATCATCCGGAATTCAAGAGTCTGATCTATCATAATGGTAGCAAGCGAATATCTGAAAAAGAATATCGTGAATCCTTTAATGCCGCTCTCCTTGCCTGTGGTATCACAGAACTTCATACACCACATGACTGCCGGCATACCTTTAATGATTTACTTCGCAGGGCAAAAGCAGATGATACCTGCCGGTATAAAATGATGGGGCATTATGGAAATGACATTAATCAAAATGTGTACACGCACCTCACCGTTGATGATTTACGCCCGGAAATTGAAAAAATAAAAGTCCCCACAGTATGATCTGTGGGGATATTTCTTTGTTACTAGTGTGTTACTAGTTGTGCAAAATCGTAGTGATTTTAATATTTTATATTTTTTTGCAAATGGCTTAAAATCAGCGTTTGCGTATGTGTGTTATTAAAATAGATCAATATTCTGCTTTAATTTCTTAATCCAGGTTTAATTTTTTATTCATGATGTAATAAGATACTCCGTACATGATCGCTGCCAGGAGCAGGCTGGTGATCACAT